GGAGATTTTCTCTCGCGTATATCCTCAACCATGAGCAAAGCGGCTCGCGATGACATGCGGCTGGCGAAGCGGATGCGCGAATCTGTGCCAAAGGCTGCTCGCGAGTATGAGGCTTATGAGCAGGCTGGCTACAAAAAGGGCGGTCAGGTCTCCCCCGCCTCCAAACGTGCTGATGGCTGCGCACAGCGCGGCAAGACAAAAGGGCGCATGGTATGAACGAAAAAACCAAGGAAATGCTTGCCAATCTGAGCCCGGTCTACGGCATTGCTACTGGTCGCGGCATGTTTGGCAAGATGGCAGACAAGGGCCTTCTTGGTCTTGGCGCTCGGGCATTGGCTGACAGTGGCCAGCGCAGGACTGAGGAAAAGGCCATGCAGGAAAAACTTATGCAGCAAGGGCTGGCCTCCCAGAAAGCTGAAACCAGCGCTGCCGCACAGCCTGCGGCTCGCATGAAGAAGGGCGGCTCTGTCTGCGCCGCCTCCAGACGCGCAGATGGCATCGCGCAACGCGGCAAGACGAAAGGACGGATAGTATGAAAAAGAAAATCAAGATGCGTCGCTATCGGGAAGGCGATCTGGTCGATGAGGATAGCCCTGAGTCGCAAAAGGTCTATCGTTCTGATCTGAGTGAAGTATCGGACGAGGAGCGTATGCCTCGTTCCATGGCCCCGGTGATGCGCAAAGCGGCACAAACCGAGACGGCTCGCAGGTCTGCCGTTCAGGCCCGGGAAGAATCTGCACCGGATACCAGCCGCTCCCCCTCGATGACCGAGTCCCCGAGGAACGCGATCGTAGGGGATGGCAGGTATCTTGACTATGGCAACATCAAGCGAGGAGCTATTCGTCGCGAGCGCAGTGATGAAGAAAAGGCTCGGAACGCAGAAAACACTCAGAGGCTTGGTGAAGCTCTTGCTACCGTTTTGCCTGCTAGCCGAGTAGCAAGAGGTGTTTACGGTGCGCAAAAAACCGCAAACATGACCAGACGCATGGGTAATGCAGTGAAGGCTTATGACGCAGAAAAAGCTGCTGCTGCTGGTGAAAGAGCAAAAAAACTTGAAGAGCTTAACCGAAATGCTGCTGCTGCTCGTGATCGCGCAAGGAAACTTCAAGAAAGTCATAGGGAGCTTACCCCGACCGAAGCGGCCCGTGCCGCGAGGATCAGAGAGCGTGGTGAGATGGAGTCCATGCGCCAAGGTAAGTCTTTTGGCGATCGGGATGTAGGCCACAAGCGCGGTGGCAAGGTCAAGAAGTATGCTGCGGGCGGCTCCGTTTCCTCAGCATCCAAGCGGGCTGATGGCATTGCGCAGCGCGGCAAGACTCGCGGCAGGATTTTCTGATGCCAGCCGTATCCGAAAAGCAGAAGCGTTTTATGCAGGCGGTGGCTCACAATCGTGGGTTCGCCAAGAAGGTGGGTGTCCCACAATCCGTGGGTCGTGAGTTCTCTCAGTCAGGAGGTGGTCAAGTGAAAGAGTCGAAAGCGATGATGAAGAAGGAAGTGGCCTTCATGAAGAAGAAGGGCGCTCCCAAGGCGATGGTCAAGCATGAGATGGCTGAAGCTGGCATGAAAAAGGGTGGTATGGCCAAGCATGCCAAAGGCGGCAGCGTCTATCGTCGCGCTGCTGACGGCATCACCCAGCGTGGCAAGACCAAAGGCCAGATGCTCAAAAAGGGCGGCATGGCGAAGAAGTACTGCTGACCATGATGCCATCCCGTGGAATGGGGGCCATTAACCCCAAAAAGGTTCGGGCTATCAAGAAGCGGGATGGCAACGAGCCTGTTAAGATGTTTAAACAGGGTGGGGCCAGCAAGGTGAACGAGGCTGGCAACTACACCAAGCCGGGCATGCGCAAGGCGCTTTTTGAGCGGATCAAGTCTCAGGAGGTGCAGGGCACCAAGGCAGGCCAGTGGTCAGCCCGCAAGGCCCAGCTTCTGGCCAAGCAATACAAGGCGAAAGGCGGCGGATACAAGGGATGAAAGCTCCCCAGCAGAGTCTCAAGGCGTGGACTGCCCAGAAATGGCGCACCAAGTCCGGCAAGCCCTCCAGCAAGACCGGGGAGCGGTATTTGCCGGAATCCGCCATCAAGTCTCTCACCCCGGCTGAATATGCCGCCACAACCCGCGCCAAACGCGCAGGGAAGGCCGCAGGCAAGCAGTTTGTGCCTCAGCCACCCAAGGTGGCCAAGAAGGTGGCAAAACACCGTAGGATCGTTTAAAGGCCCATTATGACCACATCCGGAACCGTAACCTTCAACCTCGATCTCAACGAGATCATCGAGGAGGCTTTCGAGCGTTGCGGGCAAGAGCTTCGCTCAGGCTACGACTTCCGGACTGCCCGGAGGTCTCTGAACCTCCTGACCATCGAGTGGGCGAACCGGGGTATCAACTTCTGGACTATCGAGGAAGGTTCGATCGCCATGGTGACAGGGCAGGCGGACTACAATCTGCCTGCCGATACCATCGACCTTCTGGAGCATGTTGTTCGCACCGGCACCGGTCAGAACCAGCAAGACCTGACCATCACCCGGATTTCCATGCCGACCTACGCCTCCATCCCCAACAAGAACGCTCAGGGCAGGCCGATTCAGGTCTGGGTCGATCGCCAGTCTGGGGCCAAGTATCCCCCGGGTGGCCAGCCTGACGGGACGGACGTAGCCACCGGCATCGACTACCCGAAAATCCATGTCTGGCCTACCCCGAACTCCCCGGGTAGCCAATACACGTTCGTCTATTGGCGGCTCCGCAGGATTCAGGACTCCGGCACCGGCACGGCCACGCAGGACATCCCGTTCCGCTGGATTCCCTGCATGACCGCTGGCCTCGCCTACTACCTGTCCATGAAGATACCGGGCGCTGAAGGGCGCTCTGTCGCCCTCAAGGCGGTCTACGACGAGCAGTTCAACTTCGCGGCTGAGGAAGACCGGGATAAGTCCCCGATCCGGTTTGTTCCCAGAAGGATGTTCGTCGGGTAATGGGCAATCGGTTCTCATCCGGCAAGAATGCAATCGCAGAGTGCGACCGCTGCGGGTTTCGCTTCAAGCTCACCAAGCTCAAAAAGCTGACCATCAAGACCAAGCAGGTCAACATCATGGTCTGCCCGGAGTGCTGGGAGCCTGACCAGCCGCAGCTTCAGCTTGGGATGTATCCGGTTTACGACCCGCAGGCTGTTCGCAATCCCCGCCCCGATACCAGCTACCGGCTGTCCGGGAACAGTGGCTTGTTGCTTTCCCCCTCGGATGTTGGTAGTCCGGAGGGGGGTAGCCGTATAATCCAATGGGGGTGGGCTCCTGTTGGTGGTGCCAGAGCGAACGACGATGGCCTGACCCCGAACTACTTGGCCATGACCCTGTCGCTGGGCAGTGTGACGGTAGTAACTTCATAGGAGACTCACGATGGACGCGAAAAAAGCAGTGCGCAAGCACGAACAACGGATGCACCCGGGCAAGAAGCCGACCTTCAAGAAGGGTGGCCCGACCTCCATGGACATGAAGAAGATGGGCAGGAATATGGCCCGTGCTCGTAACCAAGGGAGCAAATAATGGGCCCCGTCAAGAAAGTAGCAACCGTCGAGGTTGGTCAGGCGGACAACAAGAAGACCGTCAACGATATGTGCATGTCGGTCGGCCATCTGACCTCCAAACCCTACCCTGAGCCCAAGACTTCGGGCATCAAGGTTCGCGGCACCGGTGCGGCCACCAAAGGGACGATGGCTCGCGGCCCCATGGCTTGAGGTGATGAATGAACTACTCGACGCTGTTCACGACGATCAAGGGCTACCTTGAGAACGACTTTCCAGATACCACGTTCACCGACTCAGCCGGAGACCCGGTGTCGCTTACTAGCGCCGAGCAGATCAACACCTTCATTGCCCAAGCCGAGCAGCGCATCTACAACACCGTCCTGTTTCCTGCTCTCAGGAAAAACGTCACCGGCACGACTACCATAAACAACAAGTATCTGAACTGCCCCACGGACTTCCTTGCTGTCTATTCGATGGCGGTTGTTGATGGCACCGGGGCTTATCAGTATCTGCTGAACAAGGATGTGAGCTTCATCAGGGCAGCGTATCCAATTCCCACGGACACTGGAACGCCTGCCTACTATGCTCTGTTCGGCCCGTTGTCCACTGATGCCACGGAATTGACGTTTATCCTTGGCCCGACTCCGAACGCTGCGTTGACCGTGGAGTTGCACTACTTCTACTACCCGGAGTCGATCACGGTTGCTGCCAGCGGGTATACGTGGCTGAGTGAGAACTTCGACCCCGTGCTGCTCTACGGCTCTCTGGTTGAGGCGTATACCTTCATGAAGGGTGAGCCTGACATGATCGCCAACTACGAGAAGAAGTATCAGGAATCCCTGATGTTGGCTAAACGTCTGGGCGACGGCATGGAGAAGCAGGATCAATACAGGAGCGGGACGCCTCGCGTTCCGGTGAACTGATATGGCCTTCACCGGCAATTACCTGTGCAACGTCTTCAAGACGGGGCTACCTGCTGGGCGGTTCAACTTCAACACCGGCACGACCGATGTGTTCAAGATTGCGCTGTATACCAACACGGCTACGCTTGACGCGAACACTACCGGCTACACGGCGACAGGCGAGGTTACGGATGCTGGCTACACCGCTGGTGGCGCTACGCTGACCATAAATCAGGTGCCGACGGTGGGGGCGCAGACTGGTGAAGACGCAGTATCTTACTGGTCGTTTGCGAACGTATCTTGGTCTGGGGCAATTACTGCGCGTGGCGCGTTGATCTACAAGTCTGACGGATCAACTAATCCGGCGATATGCGTTCTGGACTTCGGCTCTGACAAGACCTCGACTAACACTTTCCAAGTGCAGTTCCCGACCGCAAACAGCACCTCTTCGATTCTGAGGCTTTCGTGAAAATTCTTGTAGCGACACCAATGTATGGCGGGATGTGTTCAGGCGAATATACCCGCGCTTCGCTTGGCATCATCCCTACGCTCAATAAAAACGGCGTGGATGTGGCGTTTGCCTATATCTACAACAACAGCCTGATCACCAGCGCTCGGGATCAGCTTGCCGCAATCTTCTTGCAGCACGACTTCACGCACCTGATGTTTATTGATGCCGACATCAAATTTGATGCGGAAGACATCTGGAAGATGCTTCAAACAGACAAAGACGTAATAGCCGGGATATACCCCAAAAAGGAAATCAACTGGCACATGGTTCACAAGATGGTCTTGGCAGGCGCAGGGCCTGATGACCTCCCTCGGTATACGGGGACGCACGTTGTGAATCTCGTTGATTACGAGACAGAGCGCGTTGTAAAACCCCATGAACCTCTTGAAGTGTTTGGTGCTGGGACAGGATTTATGCTGATCAAGCGTTCTGTATTTGAATACCTTGCCCCTCACACCGAGACCTATGTTGACGGAACAAGCGGCAAACCCATCAACAGTTTTTTCTTCTTGAAGAAAGACCTGAAGACCGGGATGCAGCTTTCCGAGGACTATGCGTTTTGCCATATGTGCAGAGATCATGGTATTAAAATACACGTTGCTCCTTGGGTAAAATTGGGTCATTCAGGCTCGTATTTGTTTGAGGGTTCTCCTGTTCCTGTCATTAAAGAGGCATTTCATGGCAATGATATACACAACGAAAGGCGAGATGGACGAGTCACTTCTTGAGAAAAAAGAAGGAACCGTAGATAACGATCACGAAATCACTCGCTGGACAGAATACTGGCATGAAGGGGAGTTGGTTCACCGTTCTGTTCATGTCCATCTGAAGAAAAATGTTTTTGCGGCGGGCGTCGCAGCGATGATCGCCTGATTAACGAAAGGAAAACGAAATGGCAAATACTCAAGCAATGGCAAGTTCGTTCAAAGCCGAACTACTTACTGCCACCCACAACTTCGGTACCGCGCCTACTCGTGGTACTTCAGCCGCTGATACCTTCAAGGCGGCTTTATATCTGGCCACCGCCACCGTTGCCGCTACTGTTACGGTGTATTCGGCTGTTAGCCCCTTCCTTGAGGTGTCAGGCACCGGTTATACCGCAGGCGGTGTTGCTATCACGGCATGGAATGCCCCGACCAATAGCTCTACTACTGTTGGTTTCACAACCCCCACTGCGAGCATCACCTACACCACCGTCACGCTGACCACGGCGTTTGACGCGGTGCTGATCTACAACAACACGCAGGGTAACCGTGCGGTGAGTGTGCATACCTTTGGTTCGCAGACCGTGACCGCTGGTACGTTCACCCTGACCATGCCGACCAACAACTCGACGAGTGCGCTGATTCGACTCGCGTAATACGGGGCGCGGGGCAATGCCCCGTGTAGCGCATGTTTAGTGAAGCCCCGTTTTCAGCGGTAC